ACTTCGGCAGTTGTATTTTGGACAAAACCATATGTCGTAAACACCAAACTCACTCTTTCACCACAAATTTTTCTAATGAACTCACCAATTTCATATAATCCCAAAACAGGTGAGTCAACGGTGAATAGACAATTTTCTTTCTTAGTCGGTTCCTCATTTGATTATAAAATAAGTAAACGATTTGGATTAAGCCTAAACTATAGAGCATTGGGTAACTCAAGTTCTCCAATTCTTAGCAATTTCTTGATTGGTTCAAGATTAATGTTATAACAATATGAAAAAGATATTTGACATCAGACACATAGTAATACTCATAATGGTGGGTATAATAATATTCTTACAATTTTTCGTTCCTCCACAAATCAAAATAGAAGAAAAATTGGTTTATGATACAATACCTCAGGAGGTTATTTATGAAGTTGAAGTGGAGGTTCCGTACGAAGTTGAAGTAGAAAAAATTGTTGAGGTGCCAGCGCCAACTCCACTAGTCGACACCGCATTTATTCTCAAAAATTTTTACTTCAAAAATTTCGTGCAGGATACAATAATGTTGAGTAATAATCAGGGGTTTATATATTTGTTTGACACCATTTCACAAAATAATGTTGTTTCAAGAAAGTTTACATCAAATGTGAAACCTAAGATTGTTAGGGAACCAGCACCTGAACCACCGAAAGTTAGAAACCAAGTTTATGTGGGATTGAACGGAGCCTTGAGTCATCAAGATTGGGTTAATTCATTAGGAACAAGCATATTGTTAAAAACAAAAGATGATAAAGTATTCCAAATCGGTGGTGGAGTCGCAAATAGAACATTTGATGGCGTTACAGGCAAATTTACACCATATGTCACAGGAGGAGTGTATTGGAAGTTAAAATTTAATAGAGAGTAAGAGTATTTATAGGAAATATCAAACCAATGAATTTAAGAGAACTAATCAAAGAAACATTAGAAGAACATTTGAACAAATCTTTAATTATTAAAGAATCAGTTGAAGTTTCAGAAGCATTGAAATATCACGTTGATAATGAATTGACTTTAACTAACAACATTTTCCGAGCATATTCTGAAAGTTATTTTGATTTAGTAAATGAAGTTAGACAGTTGTGGGAAGAGGGAAAAATTGAACTTAACGAAGAAGATACTTTGATGGTCGAATCAGATTTGGGTAAAAAGGTTTCAATTAAAGGTAAACTAATTTATCTTGATGCTCCATTCATTTACGAAGAGGAGGATGAGGAAGATGTGTTAGAAGAAGCAAAACACAGAGGTAAGAATGTAAAATTAAACAAACCATTTAGAACTTCAGGTGGACCAAAAAAATTCGCAGTTTATGTGAAGTCAAAAAGTGGGGGTATCAAAAAAGTATCTTTTGGTGATCCTAACTTGAGAGTTAGAAACGCAAACAAAGGTGCTGCAAAGTCATTTAGAGCACGACACAAGTGTAGCCAAAAGAAAGATAGAACCACCGCAGGATACTGGAGTTGTAACGTAGGTCGTTACGCAAAACAACTCGGATTATCATCTTCAAATTCTTGGTAATGGATTTTCCTTTTGAACAAATAGAAGTAAATAATAAAAAAATTAGGACGTTTAGTCCTGATGTGGAGGAAGAAGAATTGAAGTGGCATCAAGACTTAAATGGCCGAAATGTAACCATTATTGAAGATGGTGGATGGTCATTTCAAATGGAAAATGAATTGCCGGTCAAATTGTTGAAGTCCGGTCAAATTCACATACCCAAATTTGTTTGGCATAGAGTCATAAAAGGACCGGACCAATTAGTGGTTGAAATTGAAGAATTAGAATAGTATGGAACCATCAGATAAGTTGTGGAATAGAATAAATAAATTTTTGGAGAATCATATATTCCAAATTGATTCGAATTATAATTTCGACACAGATTTCAAAATAAAACTAACAGGAACCAAAAACTATATTGTGATTGGACAAGAAACAAAATTTATTGAATATACTTTGTACATCTTACCATCCAACAAACAGTCCGATTTATATTTCGAATTATTCAAAAAATACATGGGTGAAGAAGTTGATAAGCCAACTACACATAGAGTATTCCTTAACATTTGTTATAAAACTGATAAGTTATTAAAAAGTTTTTTGGAAATGTTCGGATTAAACGAATACGTGATTTGTACAAAAGTAATTAATTTGGTCGAACTGAAAGATTAACTTATTTTAATTTTTCCAAAACTTTCTTTACTGTTTCTGTTAAAGCCTGAGAACTCATCAATACAACACCTGACGCAATCAATCTTTCCGCAATCAAAATTGCTGCCTCATCGATATCTTGTGTTTCCATAAGGACAGATTGAATATCTGTAATAATTGGAATCATGAAACTGTATGCTATAGTGTCAATAAAAGATGCTGAACCAGTACCCAAAGACCCCATAAAGTTCAAGAAGGCGTCTTTTAATTGGCTACCCTTTCTCAATCCAACTTTGAAAATTTCTTCCAACCCTTCTTCTTTAATCGCTGAAAACAATTTCCCGGCTGGCCTTTTGGATTCAAAAAATAATGAGAATGCTAAACCCGCTAAAACCAACATTCTTTGATCCTCAGTCAAATCAAAATTTTGATTTCTGAGAAATCGGTCTAATGGAAGTACCAATCCTCCTACCGAAGTACCCCAAGTCAAAAGCATTCTTAAATTAATTCCGTACGATTTGAATGTGCGATTTACAATTTGTTTTGTAAACGTATTCAATCGTTTCATGTAGTTTCCAAACATCGACCTTTCTTCTTCTGTAAGGAGTGTCCTAAGTTGAGATTCTGTAATTAAAAATTCCATATAACAATAAATATATTACTTATATTTATTGTTATGAAAGGAACGTTAAATCCACAATTAAAAGTCGGAGATAAAATTATATGTTATCACATGGAGGGGGAACTTGGAGTTCCTCCAGGAACATCAGGTAGAGTCACTGGTATAACAAAAGACCCATTCGAATCTGGAGATGAGTTAATTATCGGTGTCGATTGGGAGAATGGAAGTAAACTAAGTATGATTAGTTCTACTGACGCTTGGAAAAAAATTAGTGAATAAGGAGAGGAATACTCCTCTCCCTAATTATACAGTATGAAAGGATCGGATTTTCAAAAATGTCTTACCGATTGAATCGTCAAGAATTTTCCACATCTCTGAAATCGCAACCTCTTTTTCAGTATATGTTTTACTGAATAAGATATCTCGGAAATATCCATACCCATCATAGTATCCGTTAGTGTGTGGATTAAAAATTACAAATATTTTTTTACTTTTTTTCATTTTATATAAAGTTTATAACAATTTTAGTTCCGTAATCATCTATTTTATATCCACTCCATCTATTATCAAGTACAAAGTATTTGCTGAAGTTGAATATTATAATTTCTTGGCCCTTGTAATAGGAGACCAATGAATTTAATGCGTAATCAATCGAATATCCACCTTCCAATTTATATTCGAGAATAAGATCTGCAATATCAGGTGCAACATCTGTACTGAGTATAATAATGACTTGCATAACTCAATTTGACAGAGGGGCTTTGATTTTTGGATGTGATTCGTAACCAATTAACTCAAAACATTCTGGTCTATAACTCCTAATTTTTTGTTGAAACATTCTTTCTTCAGAGTTTAATTTAACCAATGGATGTAGATACCAATCCCTTTCCGTGATTTGAACTTTTGGTAAATCATAAGGTCTTCTATACATTTGCTCTTTCGCTTGTTCAATATGGTTTGAGTATAAATGAACATCACCCAAATTGCCAATCAATTCATCAGGAACCATATTAACTTCTCTTGCGATTATTTCTAATAACAATCCATAACTTGCAATGTTAAATGGTAATCCTAAGAATGTGTCAACACTTCTTTGATTCCACATTAAAGAGATTGCTCTCTTTGGTGCATAATCCAATGGATCTAGATTTTTTGTGTATCCCATCTTTTCATATGCTTTAACCTGTTCTTCTATGCTTAGCTCTCTTGTATAAACTTGAAATCCATAATGACAAGGTGGCAAAACCATTTGGTCTAACTCACCCACATTCCAAGCGCTTACCATCAATCGTCTACTATCTGGATTTGTTTTAAGTTCGTTGACTAAATTTGTGATTTGGTCTACATAATCTATAATATGGAGTGTTTCTTTATGTTCTGTATCTTCTACGTTCCTATATCGTTTCCAACTTCTCCACTGTTCACCATATATCGGTCCTAACTCACCCCACTTATTGGCAAACTCATTATTGGTTTTGATTTCTTTAATGAACTCTTCTTTCGATGGGACATCTTCGTAACCTAAGAAATTATTAGTATAGTTTTTATACGCATCTCCATCCCAAATATGGCAATCATAATCCAATAAGAATTTGATATTGGTATCCCCACGTAGAAACCATAGAAGTTCAGTCACAATGGATTTCCATGCCATCTTCTTTGTGGTAAGTAAAGGAAACCCTTCACTCATTTTATGACGGATTTGTCTACCAAATACCGAAAGGGTTCCAGTGCCTGTCCTATCTTTTTTTTGAACCCCATTATCCAAAATATCTTGTAGGAGTTGTTGGTATGTTTTGTCTATGTTATTCATATTGGTTCATTTCGTTTTTATTGATAGGAGTTGGTTTTCCAGTTTCATCTACTCTAACAAACACTATTTCATCGATAGTGATCACATCTTCCTTGGTGTATTTGTTTCTAACATTACATTTGAAAGTAATTGATGTATTACCTAGTCTTACCAGATCCATTCCAATTTCAACTATATCTCCAAGCTTTGGTGATGTCCTGAAATCAATTTTTGACATTGCTTTGGTAACAACCATTCTATCACCAATTTGACAAATAGCATAAACAGATGCTTCCTCATCAATCCACTTCAACAATTGGCCCCCAAAGAGTGTTCCTCTCGGGTTTAAATCTTCGTATTTTACAATTTTTCGTGTCCGATAAATCATAACTAGATTTTAGGCCATTGTTGGTGGTGATTTCTAAAATGATTCGACAATTTGAATCCCAAAAAAATTTCTTTCAAAATTCTTTTAACTTTTGAGATCACCGTTTTCATCTTCATCGAATAAATCTTCACCCTTGTAATCTGGATAATTTTCGTGCATGTAATCAATTGCTTTGACCCATCTACCTGCGATGTAAATCAATAACAGGACACATCCTGCTAGTATCATAAATTCTTTCATAATTTTATAAAATTTTGTTTAACTATAAATATTTCAAAGATAAACAATTTTCTACTGATTTTCATCATTTTTTCTACCAAAAATTTTGTAAATTTTGTATCGTATGTTTTCGATTTGAGTCATCGCGATCCATTTACCAATAACGCTACCAGCAATGTAAAACGCGATGACCCACCAATCTCCCTCAAATAATCTGTCCAAAGACCAATAAACCGTGGCTAAAGATACCAAGTTGATATAAACTGAGTTATACAGAAGTAAATTTAATTTATTCTCATAGGTATACTTGATCTCCAACACTTTAAAAATATTGAACATAATTTGAAAAACCAAAACCAACAAATAATATTTCATCTTTTATTTTGGTTATCCCATTCCTCCAAAATGTAATTTATGTTGTTGGACAAATGATCTTGTTTTGACAACCATTTAGTAAAATCTTTGATTCCTAACTCATAAGATTCCTTCATACAATCCTCTACTGATTTTGAGTCCAAGAATGAACTATGAACAATGTGTTTTTCGTAGATTTTTTTTAGTTCGGGTTTCATGGTTTTTTTACGAAAACGGTTTACTATGATCAGTTTTTAATAAGCATGTTGGAATTTGCGATTGGAAATCTAGCAACTGGAACCCGAATTTCAGTTCCCTTTTCATCAATTACTTTTCTCATAACTTCATAATGGGAGTTCAATACTTTGACTGTTGGAACTTCTGAAAATGTATGAATAATCTTAGATCCAGGTTCTCCTGAATATAATGTGACAGTTTTACTTGTTGTGTTGAATACTAATGTTTGCATATTATTTAATTTGTTCTAATATTATTTTATCATTTTTTTTGAAATCACATCGTTTCCATACTCGATTATCATTTTTATCAGGTAAGGAGTAATATTGTCTATCACCACAGAATCTACATTCTCTGATGTTAACCCTGACGTGTTTTCTTCCTTTCGGGTGACCCACAACTTCGACTTTTTCCTTTTTGGTTTTCCACCAATGCAGTCCGATACGACAAAGAAGCTTCATAATTTTAATAATAACGTTTTTGTACGACTATTCCGTAAGTAAAATTAAAAAAAGAAACATTAAGACCAAAGGCTGGGGTGTTTATTCCTGTTTCCAAGAAGTAATATTGATCATACCAAATAGATATACAAGGAACTAACCAATATTTTCCCGTAACTTTTCTAATTTTACTGTGATTTACTTTCCAATACATTTTTTTGTTTTTTACAAAAATAAGAAAAATTTACTCAGAAACCAAAAATACTGGATTTTGTTCTCCCGCATAAAGACCGATTATATTATAATCAAAAAATTCAACAGCCTCAGAATGTGTCATCAGATCTCTTTCACAAAGAATGTTGAGGATTTTGTTTTTTGAATAAAGAATTCTAGGACCGTTACCAAACTCTTCAACAATTCCAATAATAGCGTCATCGAGTCCATCCAAGATGATGGCTCCTTCAGCGTATTCGTCAATATCGTAGTCGTTGATTGTCATATAAAAATAACAAGTGAGATCGTAAATTGAGGCGATAAATAAATTACCAAGATACTATCGGATGAAAATATGAACCTCACTTGTTATTACAATAATAAAATTTACCTCGGGTAATGTCAAATGAAAAAACAAAAACTTTAAAGTATTTATATTAAACATTTTATAATATGAGAGGATACTTTGGATTAGGTCAATTATCGGCAACAGAGAAACAAGATATTTTGGACCAACACAAAAGTTTGTATAATGGATATCAAACCATGCAACCACAAGTTTCTAATACCCAACCTTTATACACTTACGATTTTGCTGGAGACAAAGACGGTATGGTTGTTAACAACAAAGGAGAAGTTAAGAAATATACCAATATGGGGATCAACGAACAATATGAAAAAGCTGGGGTTTGCGAACAATGTGGTGGAACAATGAGAGAAGATGTTTGTGAACAATGTGGTGGTAAGATGGAAGGTGAAGTTGAAGAAGGAGTTGGAAAACTTGATGACATCTACGATGAGGAAGATTTGAACCCTTCAGCAGGATTTGATTACATTGAAGGACCATCCAATAGTGTTGATACATTCGAGAAAATGCATAAAAATTTATACAAAGAGGATGAATATGAGGATGATGACAACGAGAATGATGGAGATGAAAATTTACAGGTTGGAGACCAATTAGATGAACAAGGATATACAGGTGGTGGAAATGCTCCCAACATGGATATTAACATCGAACCAGCTTACAACTTTAGAAGTAACGGTCCTGATGAAGTTTATCCAACTGAAGGAGAAATGGAAGAACAAACTCCTGAGGATAATACGAGGTATAGAAGAAGAGGAATTACTTATGACAACCTATTAAGTTTTATTGATTATGAAAAAACTCAATGGGATGCGTGTCATGATTTTAGTGATGAATTCGAATACGCTGACAACATTATTTCTTCGGCAATTGATAATTTCTTCGCTGAAACAGGACAAGATTATGAAAATGATGATCTTTTTGATGAATTACATGACATTTGTAAAGATTGGTTTGGACAGGAGTTACTTTCAAGTTATTACGAAGAGTGCGGAGGCCAAGAAGAGGAAGAAGAAGAGGACTTTATGTTTATGGAATCAGCATTCGCAGATGAAATAGACGAAGTCGATGTATCAGGTTCTCAAGGAATTTATGGTGAAATGGATCCTCCATATGACTTTGATTCTGAAGGACCAGGTAAAGCTGGACCATATCAGAGAACAAGTTATAATGAAGAAGAAATGTCTGAGGGTGATGTTCCATCAAGATTTGAATCGTTTTACAATCGTTTTTTGACAAAAGAATATGGTAGTGTTGAACCTATTGAGTCCGATGATAAAATTTCATTTATGAAAAATGGTGATGAAGTTTTCACTTATTATAAAAAATTAAAAGGACCTACACTGAGTCACCATGTTAGTGGGTTTTTACGTAATATTTTTGGGTTTAATTTTGATGACACTGAAGATATCTTTGATAAGTGGTTTTCAAAACATTTCAACTTGGAAGTTGATTTTAATAGAAAAGATTATATAAGGAATTATATTAAAAATCAAAAATTAAAAATTAAAACTTATAATCAATTTTTTGGTCTTAAAAAACCGAAAAATTGGGGTAAAGGTGATGATATAACTGTTGACACTATTAAAGACCAAATTGTTGGTGATTTAACCGATGGGTATGATTTATCAGGTATCAATAAAGAGGTTGTGAAACATGGTGTTGATAGATTTGCTCAAAAGTGGTATAATGATGTTAGAGATTTAGATTATGATTCCGCAATTTATAAAACAAATTATATTAGTGAGACTGATGATTGGGATGAATTTTTGGGTGAAATAGGGATTTAACAGTACAACCGATGTAATTGATACAACAAGTGAATAAACTCCTCCAACTCCTTAAAGTAGAAATTGGAGGATTTTTTCTTTAATTCCTGATTGTTTAATACCTTCGTTACCATTTGGTGTTAGAACAAAATTATCCAATCCCCATTCGTGTTCAAATTCCATACCATTAACTTTACCTGTTTTACCCATATTAAGGTCATCAATTGCAACCCAATGAGTAATTTCAGGATGATTTTGTAGGTACTGTTTGATTTCAATAGACCTAGTTTGTTCTAAATCCCATTGACGAGACCACGGAAATGTATCTTTATCGTAATTGGTACATTCACCTAGATTTGGTGTAAAATCAATAGGTTTATTAATAATACCTTGAGACTCGTAATATTCTCCCATCTCATGAACATTAGCCCAACGTTTCCAGTCTGATGATACAACAATTTCAGCACCCGTTTCTTCTAAAATTTCATTTAAAACTTTGATTGCCTTTTTGTTGAAATTATCAAAACGGTATTCGATAGAAATCTCTAAGTTAGTCGTAGATAATTTACGACCACCCCACTTCTTCTGTTTATTAAAACGACCACCCCATTCTGAGGATAGACAGA